CATAAAGTTCTTTCTTAAAATCATCTGTCCATATGTCTAAATTTTCTTGTATAAATTCTCTAAATAGTTTAGTCATAGCTTCAACATGCATTGATTCATCTCTGATACTATATGTTACTATTTGACCCATACCTTTCATTTTACCGAACCTAGGAAAGTTTAACAAAATTGCAAAGCTACTAAATAATTGTAGTCCTTCTGTAAATGCAGAGTAAACTGCTAATGTTTTTGCAATGGTTTTTCTATTAGCTTTACTTGGTTTAAACTTACTAACATAATCATGTTTGTCTGCCATTTCTTCATAGTCAGCGAATGCTTTATATTCTATTTCAGGCATACCAACAGTATCAAGTAATAAACTATAGGCGTGTTGATGTATAGATTCCATATTAGCAAAAGATGACATCATCATTCTAGCTTCTGGTTTTTTAAATATAGGCATATACTTATCTATATATCCTGAAGCTACGTCTACATCTGACTGAGTAAATAATCTAAATATTTGTGTAAGTAAATTCTTTTCCTTGTCTGTTAAATCTTGCCAGTCC